TCCGCCATGCGCTGAAGCTTCTCGTCGCCCATTGGTTCGAGCATCGCGAGCCGGTGGTCCTCGGCGAGCTGCCGCAAGAGGTGCCGGCGACGGTGGCGGGGCTTCTCTTGCCCTACCGGCGGGTGATGCTGTGACCGAGCTCCGCCCGAGCGACCTTCGCCATCGGCTGACGCTCGAGGAGTTGAGCCGCGTCGCCGACGAAGGCGGCGGCTTCACCGAGAGCTGGGTCACGGTCGCGACGCTCTTCGCCGATCTTCGCCCCATCAGCGGTGACGAGCGGTTCGAGGCCGACCGGCTCGCAGGCAGCATCACCCACGAGGTCGTGTTGCGCTACCGGGCAGGGGTGGTGCCGGCCATGCGCTTCCGTAAAACTTCGCGCATCTTCCAGATCCTCGCTGTGATCGACGTCGAGGAGCGCAGGCGCTGGCTCAAATGTTGGTGCGAGGAGCGTGAGCTGTGAGGCCTGCTCTGGAGATTCGCGGCCTCGAAGCCTTGCAAAAGCGATTCGCTGCGCTCGGGGCGGTCAAAAACCTTGGGCCGGCGCTGCGCGCCGAGGCCGAGGCGGTGGCCGATGCCGCGCGCGAAAGACTGCGCGAGCGAGATCCCGACAGCCGGCTGGCGCAGTCCGTCAAAATCATGGAGTTAGGGGGAGCGGATCAACCGGCATTTGCAGTCGGAACCGAGGATCCGGCAGGGTTCTTTCTCGAATTCGGTACGGCCAGGAGACGGGCGTTTCCTTGGCTTGTGCCAGTTTTGCACGCGCGTTTACCGGCTGTTAACCATGCGGTCCGAAAGGTGATCGCGGCGGCTTTGAAAGCGTCGGCCAAGGTCTGATCATGGGGGAGCAAGAACTCGCATTGAAGGGGCAGCCCCGCCACCCCATATGGTTAACCGTGGTTGATGGAGACTTGCGATGACAGCAAGTACAGGTTGGTCGCTGCAACGCGGCATCTACCAGGCGCTGGCGAATTCTTCCGAGCTTGGCGCTCTCCTCGGCGGCACCCGCATCTATGACGACCCGCCGCAAGCCGCAAGCTATCCCTTCATTACTCTCGGCCAAAGCCTCGTTCGCGACTGGAGCACGGGCACCGAGGACGGGGCCGAGCATTTGCTGACCCTGCATGTGTGGTCGCGGGCCGGCGGCAAGAAGCAGGTTCACGACATCATCGAAGCGATCAAATCGACCTTGCATGACCAGCCTCTGACGCTCGTCGATCATGACCTCGTCAATCTGCGCCACGAATTTTCCGAGGCGCGCCCCGATCCTGACGGCGACACCTATCATGGCATCGTGCGCTACCGCGCGGTGACCGAGCCGGCTCACGCCGTCGCAGCTTAGTCCCGGCTTTCAAGGCAAAAGCTTTTCCCCGGCCTCGCGGCCATAGGTCGCGATGCGCGTCAGCTTGCGCTATAGGAGGCTCTCCAAAACGCAAGGCGGGTGACGCAAGGCCAATGCCACCTTGGACGACACTGACGGACCTTTTCGAGCGCCTCACTCACCCTGAAGCGCGCATGGGAAATTTGCGCGAGGAGGAGTTGCGGCTGGCCGCTGCGGCCTTGCTCGTTCACGCGACGACCATCGACGGAGAGGTCGCCCCCGAAGAGCGGCGCAAGCTCAAGGCCCTGCTGCAAACGCATTTCGGGCTCGGCGACGATGAAACGCGCCAGCTCATTCGCGAAGCGGAAGTCCGCGAGCACGACGCCGTCGATCTCTACCGCTTCACCAGCGTCCTTTGCGCCCAACTCGACCAGGAGGGCCGCAAGCAGATCATCGAGATGCTGTGGGAAATCGCCATGGCTGACCGCGTGGTGCACGAGTTCGAGTCGAACCTCGTCTGGCGAGTGGCTGAGCTGCTCGGTGTCTCGGCGCGCGACCGCGTGCTGTTGAGGAAGATGGTCGCAAGCCGACTTGGCGTCGAGGCGGAAAGCTAGCCGCCACAAACGGCAGTACCACTCACCGATGGGTTACCAAGGGGGGCGTTTCGGCCGCCCTTTTCGTTTGCCTGCACTTTCCGAACAAGAGGATCTCGCATGACGGCGCAGAAGGGCAAGGACCTGCTGCTCAAGGTCGATACCAATGGGGCAGGAAGCTTCGTGACGGTTGCCGGCTTGCGGGCGCGCACGCTCGCCTTCAACGCAGCGACCGTCGACGTGACCGACACCGAGTCGGTCGGGCGCTGGCGCGAGCTTCTGGACGGCGCTGGCGTGAAGACCGCGCGCATCACCGGCAGCGGCATCTTCAAGGATGCCAGCACCGACGAGACGGTGCGCCAATATTTCTTCAACGGCACGGTACGGGACTGGCGGGTGATCGTACCTGAGCTCGGCACGGTCGAAGGACCGTTCCAGATCGCGAGCCTCGAATATTCCGGCCAGCATAACGGCGAGATCAGCTTCGACATGGGGCTTGAGTCGGCAGGCGCGCTAGAGTTTACGGCGGCACCGTAACGGAGGGAGACGATGGTCAATCGGCATCGCGGTGAGATCGAGGCGATCCTCGACGGAAAGAGCTATCGGCTGTGCTTGACGCTCGGCGCGCTCGCCGAGCTCGAGCACGCCTTTGGCGAGGACGACATGCTCGCCGTGGCCGAGCGCTTCGAGGCCGGGCGCATCGCGGCCAAGGACGCGATCCGCATGATCGGCGCGGGCCTGCGCGGCGCAGGCTACGAACTTGACGACGACGCGGTGGCGGCGATGAAGAGCGAAGGCGGCGCTGTAGGGTTCGTCGATATTGTGGCGCGGCTGCTCGCTGCCACCTTCACGGCGCTGAGGCCAGGGGAGGGGACCGGCCCTTTGGAGGAACGCGCGGGCGTGAGGTGAGGGACGAACGGCGCGCGCCCGAACCCATTCCCTGGGACGCGGCAATGACGGCAGGTCTCGGGATGCTGCGGCTTGCGCCTGACGATTTCTGGTCGATGACGCCGCGCGAGCTCGATGCCGCGCTGCGGGGCGCTTTTGGGGTTGCGATGCGGCCGGCGATGACGCGATCCGACCTGGCGGCGCTGATGACGGCTTTTCCGGACAACGAGGTGTAGAGAGATGGCCGAGCTGATCGATGGGTGGTGGGTTACGATCAGGGCCAACACAGACCAATTCCGCGAGGAGCTAAGCGAGGCGAGCAGGCTCGGCAGCAGATTCGCAAGCGACCTGACTCGTGCTTTTGAGGACGCGGCGCTGAAGGGCCGCTCGCTTGCCGATGTGTTGCGGTCGCTTGCGCTCTCGCTTTCGTCTCACGCGCTCGAAGCTGCGCTTGCGCCGGTCACCTCGGTGCTCGGCAACAGTGTCGCGGGGCTCTTCGGCAGCGCGCTGAAAGTGCCGTTCGCCAGTGGCGGGGTGATCGCATCGCCGGTCGCTTTCCCGCTTGGTGGAAGCGGACGCATGGGCATCGCCGGCGAGGCAGGGCCGGAGGCCATCCTGCCGCTGTCGCGCAGGGCCGACGCAGGCTCGGCGTAAAGGCTGAAGGGCGCGGCGGCCCGGTCAACATCACCTTCAACGTCACCAGTCCCGATGCCGACAGCTTCCGCAGGTCGGAAGAAGGCCGGTAGCGCACCTATCAAAGAATCGAAACGCCGCCCTTGAGGCGGCGCTTCGATCAGTCGGGCGATTGAGCGCGGGGTTATCGCACGCTGGAGGGTTCGTCTTGATCAGGTTCTGGGCACTCATTTGGGGCGGGTTCCTTAAGGACCATCGCGCCGAGATCCTCGGCATCGCCGCGGGCATTGGCGGGCTCGCCGATGCGATCGCCCAATGGGCGGTGGGCGACGCGTCCATCGTCTCCCTCATTCGCGCGCTTTCGCAGAATTGGGCCCTGATCGCCGGAGGATTCGGCCTCGCCACGCTTGGGGCGAAGCTCGAGCGGACAAGAACCGGCGTCAACAAAGCGGGCGAGACGGTCTCCGAGATCGCCGACCGCGCGCTCCGCCGCTGACCAACACTCACTTTTGCCTGACCGACATTTAAGAAGGAGGCGTGAATGCTGAACCTTGCTTGGCTTCTCACCGGCGGTTTTGCCAAGGGCTACCGTACCCAGATCCTTGGGCTGACCACGGCGCTTTCGACCATCGCGCTCTGGGCCGTGGGCGA